TATCGAAATCCCCGGTTAGATTGATTGTGCTCTTAACCTGTTTAACTCCGGCAGCCCCAGGTGTCAGAACAAGTACTCCGCCACTGGTGGAAGGAGACCCTTGTACCGTAGTCCAATAATTAGAGTCCAGTGCCGTGCTAAAATCGTCGTATGTCCAGCTCATAATGACCTCCTTAGGCATTAACAGATTGGGGCCCCGCCACATCCTGACGCAACGGCCCCGCCACATCCTGACGCAACGGCCGCGCCACATCCTGACGCAGTGGCCGCGCCACCGGCATTGGGGCCGGGCCGAACCGCTCCCTGCGCCACCTTATCCCCCCTACCCCCCCCTTATATGGGGGGATTAGGGGAGGGGTCGCGCCGGGGGTCGTATCCCCCGCGGAGCGGTACCGTCCGACCCGAATGATTTACCTACTCGGACGGCATGGTTATGGCGAATGTCGAGATGGTCTGTACGGCGCCGGACGTGATGGTGGTGGAGGACATGTTGAGCTGCGCGCCGGAGGTGGCCACGGAGCCGTCCAGCCGCTCGTCGGTCTGGGAAGATGCGCCGCCGTCGCCTGCTGCCTTGAGGCGGAACCATCCGGCCGTGCCGGTGGCCGTGGATGTGCCGCTCCAGGTCTCGGCTGCCGCCTTGGAGATTTGGCCGCTTACCGCGTCGTCGCAGGTCAGGCCCTCGCTGGTGCCGTTACTGTAGATGGTGCAAAGGAGCGTGCCGGTGGGGGCGTCGTTTGCGCTGGAGGGCTGAGCGCCGGAGTATATCTCCAGAAAGCCCTTGTAGAAGACGTCCTGAAAGCTCTTGGCCACGGCGGAGAGTTCCACCTCGTCGAAGTCAACGTAGAGAGTGGCCGTATCGACCGACAGAAGCGTGATGTATGCGGTGGTATTGGTGTCGGTTTTAAAGGTGTACTCTTTGGCCGTCCAGGAGTCCAGCGTGGTGGAAATCGTGCCGGTGTCCAGGAGCTGGGAGCCGCCGGCAGCGGTGCCGACAAAGACCTTGCCGTCGGACTGGCCGGTGGTTTTCTTGATGTAGAACTTCAGCCTGTACCAGCGGTTGGCGCGCACGGTGATGCCGTCGCCACGAAGCTGCGCGGCGGAGCCGTTGGCGGCGCCGCGTGCAAAGCCGGTTGAGCCGTTTGCGCCGGAGCCGCCGTTTTGCGCGCACCCGTTGGTGTTGGTCCAGTTGGTCAGCGCGGACGCAAACGTGCCGTTTAAAACCTTGTTGGTGTTAATGCCCAGGAGCCTGTTTCTGAGTCCCGTGGAGAGCCTTAGTGCCATGTGATAATCCTCCTTGTCGTTAGATATTTAGCGTGGTTATGTATCTGTAAGCGCCGTTGGGGCGAGTAAACAACCCTGCGCCGGAGTTTGCCGCACCGGGGGCCGCCCCCGGCGTATAGAAGTGAAACCTGCCCGCTGTGACGTCCACGATGCTGCCGCCGTCAAGCCCCGCGCACACACCGTTTGCCGCGACCCAGTAAACGCACCGTCGAGGCGCGCCGTCGGAGCCGGAGTGGATGACCCCGGCGGCCTGCGTTCCAAAGAGCGCCCCGAAGGAGGCCGCCTGGCGCAGGTTTAAAGCGGCCCCCGCCGCGCCCGGTTCGAGGAAGTATGTTTTTTCCCCGGTGGCCGCATAGAGGCCGTCATCGACGGCGGCAAGGAGCGTCAGAGGCCCGTCGAGGCGCACGTAGCCCGTGGTGAGGTCGAACAGCTCGTACCCGAAGGGTTCCGAAAACCACACCACGTCGCCGTCGGCCACATAGACGCGCCCTTTAAAATATTCGATGAGCCGTCCGGCGGGCGCGGGCGAGAGACATGCGGTGGAAAGCGCCGCGCCGCCGCCGATGCCCGAAGCCGCGCCGCCGCGATAAAAAACCTCGGCGTCGGCGTTGGGGAGCGTCATGACGCGATAGAAAACCTCGCCGTTTGGAAGCGTGACATATACGTTTATCGCGCTTACGCCGGGGTCCTTCGACGCCCGGATCGACACGGCGAGGCCGCCGCCTTCGGGCAGCTCGGCGTGTGCGGCCGGGCCGGCGCCGCTTTCCATCGACGCCTGGGATCGCATCTGCGTCGATGCGGTCCGGCCCGCGCCCCTTACGTAGGTCAGCGCCACCATGTACGCGCCCGGCGGGAGTTCTCCCGGATACGGGGACAAAACGGGCGCAGGCGGCGGTGCAAGCCCCCACGAGCGTCTCACTCCGGCCTCGACCACGCCGGTTACGACGCCGTCGGAGTAGTAAACGCGGCCGCCAAGGGCGAGATACGACATCCGTCTGTCGCCCTCGATGCCGTCGTGGATGGTAACGGCCGTCGGCGCGGGCGGCGGCGCGGACGATAAATTCCCGTCGAGACGTTTCAGCGCGCGGCCCTCCCTGAAGAGGCACAGCGGAGAGCCTGCGACGTCTCCGGCCCAGAGCGAGTGCACGTTGCCGGTATAGATTTTCGCCCGTCCGCTCCTTCTTGAAACGCGCCCCAGCTCGTCAATATCCACGTTTACGGCCGCAGCCATGAAACCCTCCGGCACTGCGGCGGCCGGAGTGACGTTATCGACCCCGATGACGGGGGTTTCGCCGCCGATGACGCCGTAGAGCGCGCCCTTTTTGCCGCGGGGGGTCGCACCCCCTTTGCCGCCGGGGGTCGCGCCTCCGGTTGACGCGTGAGATTGCCCCCCCTTTGACGCTGGGGGTCGCACCCCCCTCACTACACCACCCCCCTGAAGAATGCGCCGCCGGAGAGCGGATCGTACTCGTTCCTTACGCGTTCCATCCTGACGTCCTCGATGCTTTTAAGCCAGAGTTCGAGGTGTTTTTCGGCCCTGTCGGGGTCGTAGGTCTCGCCGTCGGTTTTTTCGTAGGCCCTGGCCAGGACGCCGTCGATGAGTCTGCGGTGGTATCTGCGACCGACCGCCGGTTCCTCGTTCGGTTTGGAGGCATCGAGTTCCACAAGCGGGAGCCGGTAGACGGTGAGTCTCAGCGTGTCGTCGTTGGCCGGGGTCGGGAAGAGCCGCAGGCGTCCGCTGTCGGAATCCGTTACGTAGTGAACCGGGGAGCCTTCCATATCCTCCCAGTTGCTGCCGTAGCAGGCGTCGAGGTATTCCATGGTCACGCCCGTAAGGACGCCGAAGCCGCCCTCCAGCGCCGCGCGTTTTATGCCCAGGACGCGGGCGTCCAGCGCGTAGCTCTTAACGCCCTCCTTGACGGCGATGCTGCACAGGGCCGCCGTGGTGGAGTCCACCATGCAGAGGGCATCCTCGCAGAGTTTTTCGACCGAGTCGTTTAAGTACTCCACGAGTTCGTCGTCCGGCCACAGGTACGGCTCGACTTCGTCGTCGAGTTTGCGTCTGAGAGCGCCGAGTAAATCGCCTAATATCATCGAATACCTCCTTTTAAAACGCCTTGAGTCGCACCCCTTATTCAAGCCCGGGGTGGCACCCCTTTAAAACGCCCGGGGTGGCGCGGCCACTGCGTCTAGTAGTCGCACACTAAAGGGGCGCGGCCGCGGTAACGGACCGCGTTCCCCCTTGTTTAAGTCCTGAAACGGGGATATCATTCCCGCTTCAAGACCGCCTTGCTACGCTAAGTCGAGGCATTCCGCATAGATGTCGATTACGGCCGTATCGAGGTCGGCGGACACGACGATGTCGATGGTGTCGTCGGCCGCATAGAGCTTGCCGTCGGTGCCGAAGGCATCCGTCGTTACGGTCTGGGTGAGAGTGCCCGAGGCGGCGTTTAAGTCCACGGAGGTGTCCCATCCGTCGGTATCCGCGTTATCGCCTGCGGTGGCGGTAGCGGCCGAACCCTCGGGGGTAACGACCTTCGTGTAGAGCCTGGCGATTTTGGTGCCGGCCTTTATGTCCAGGACGGCTACGGTATCGCCGTTTAATACGTTGTGTCTGGAAAAGTCGAGTCTGTTAGCGAGGCGGTAGAGCCTGTCGATGCCGTCGCAGGGCACGCCTGCCACTCCGCCCGTCAAATCGTGAATCGCCATGTATGAACCTCCATTTTTAGATTATTGTTGTAGTCGATGCCGGTGGTCGCATCCACCCTTACCCCGGCCCCTCACCCGGTAAACGGGGAGATTATGGGGGATCGTATCCCCACTTACGCAGGGGCGCGCATCCCCCATTGACGCAGGGGATCGCATCCCCCATTGACGCGTGGGCGCGTCTCTTTTTACCTGTAAGCGTAGAGCACGCCCAGGGATGCCGGTTTAAGTACGCTGTAGCCGTAGACCACGAGGCCCCTGACGAGGTATCCGAAGGTTCTTTCGGCGCGCAGGGTTTCCACCTTGGTCATCTGGGCGGCGAAGGTAAGGGCCGCGCGGTGGCCAAAGAGTATGTCGTAGGCGGTCTCGCCGGAGTCGGCTGCGGAGGAGACGTTGTTGCTCAGATAGACCATGAACCTGTCTATCATGCCGAGGCGTCCGTTGACGACCATCGAGGTATCGCCGCCGGTCATCGAGACGTCCCTGAGGTCGGATTTCTTGATCATGCCGGCCATCCATGAGGGGATGACTACCCAGCGGTCGGTGTCGGGGATGTTCTGTTCGTCCAGGACGGTGCCGCAGTCCACGATGTAATCCACGACGTTGGTCTTGGTGATCTGGACGGGGGAGCCGGTAGCGCCCATGTTGAACCCGGCGGAGACGAGGCCGGCGCCGGCGCCGCGGTTTTTTGCGTCTGCGGAGGACTGTATCGAGCCAAGTACCTCGGCGTCGATGACCACCTTGATCTGTTCGCTTGCGTCCTGGCTCCACTTGCCGAGCAGTTCGATATCGGTCTGCCACTTGTCGACGTCGTCGCAGGTGAAGGCGAAGTACTTGCCCTTGTCCACGAGCAGATCGACGGCCAACGATTCGGGCCTCTCGTAGTCGAGCTTCTGTCCTTTTACGTAGTTCTTGACGGATATGTCGGGCAGGGTTCTGATATAGACCATATCGCCCATATCCTTGATCTCGCCTTCGTATTCCGTGTTTGAGATGGCCGCAAGCACCGTGTTTGCATAGAACTTCTGCTGGAGCTTGTTGGACCAAATCTCGCCGATGAATTTAGAGGATCCCGTGCTGGAGTAGTCCGGGTATCCCGTCACTGTGGGAAATGACATTTTTAGTTCCTCCTCATTGTATTATTTAACGGGCGCTAGCGGCCCGTTACCCGTCCGTCTTTTACGGCTTTGGCAATCCTTTTTTCGATTTCCAGGGTTTCCTGAGCGGATCCCTTGTACTTGCCCCTTGCCAGTGAATTGTAGAAGGCGCGGATATCCTCCCTGGTAAAGACCTCCGTGTCCGCGGCGGCGGATGCGGCGGGCGTGGAGCTGTGTGCGGGCGAAACGAGTTTCTCAAGCGCCGCGGCGCCGCCGGTTTGGGCGTGCTGCAGGCCGGGGAAGACGTTGACGCCGGGGGTCGCGCCCTCAACGACGCCGGGGATTGCGCTCACTTTGACGCCCGTGGTCGCGCCTCCGGTGATGCCGGGAATCACGCCGACTTTGGGCGCCGCATCCACGCTGCTTTTCAGTGCGGATTCCAGTTCGGCGGTGCGTTTTCTGAGTACGTCGAGTTCCTTGTTAATCATGGGCATTCCCAGCTCGTACGACTGTTTGAGTTCTTCGTACCTGCCCCTCCATACCCCGGGATCGTCGTGGGAGGAGCGTGCGAGCGCGCCGTTTTCGGACGCCGCAGTCGTTGTCGGTGCGTCTTTGACCGCAGGGTTTACGGTATCTCCGCCGCTGGGAGCTTCCGATGTCTTGTTCATCTCTTATACCTCCTTTATTTGATATTTCCGGCCGCTGCCGGTTTTTAACGTTATCTTCCTATCCAGTAATCCAGAAACAGGGTGGCGCGTCCGGCGGTGACCGCCTGATTGGAAACCTTCAGGTACAGGTTAGCCGGGTTGGCGGTCTCGAATATGGCCGACTCGTTGTCCGAGTTCAGGTAAGTGGTTTTTATGCCGACAGCCCAGCGGCTGTTGCTAATCTGTCCGGCATATATCTGCGTGGTATTGTCCGAGACATCGGCCATAACGGCCAGATGAGCCGTGCCGGTGGAGCTTGTAAACGCACGGTCTATCTTGAGCAGTCCGTGTGTTACGATGGCTTTGGCCGGTAACTGTCCCCCCTTGAGTTTGATATTGCCGGCGCTGCACCCTCCTGAGCAGTCCACGGTAATCCGCAATGAGCGTCTCATTTGCGTGCCGTCGGCGGAGTACAACCCTTGAATCTCGTCGTCGGGCATACTCAGGTTTCCGTATACCGCTTTTGCGTTTGCAGGCTGAACTGAAGCCGCCAGCAGTAAGACCATTAGCATGATAGTTGTCTTTTTCATAGTTCCATACACCTCCTTTAAGCGAATGCAGTTACGCGTCGCTTTAAAAATTTTCCTGTGTTAGCCAGTATTGGGATGACGCCCCGATGAGGCGGTATTACTCGTTTTCAGATTCAGGCGCTTGCGGCAGTGTGCCCTTGACGTCTATGTCCATGTCCTCGTTCTTTACGCCCGCCTCGACAGAGTCGCCGTCGGTTGCGATATGGACGTCATCGCCGCCGACCTTAAACCGGCTGTTGGTCTGCATATCCGCGCAACCCGCAAGGGCGGCCAGCATCAACATCATTACGATTAGCGCTTTTCTCATTGCTCGTTCTCCTTCGCCCACGAGGGCTTTAAAGGCCACAACACGTTAGTCGGGTCGGGTGTATTTGCCGGGAGGTCTCTTAACGCCTGCCGGTACGCTTTCAGCTCGGTCTTACGCTCCGCCGACAAGTCCATCCACACGTCGGCCAGACCGTAGTAGTCCAGGAGCTGGAGCCGTCTTGTTCTCTCCGCCCGAAGTTCCCTCTTCAACTTCGTGTCAAGTTCTGCGGACGTGTACTCCGGGTCTGTGACGCCGCCTGCGGCCACGTATGCCTGATACGAGTTCCAGTCCGAATTGCCCGGCGCGTTTGGGATGATTGCACCGTCTGCTTTTCTGATTACTACGTTTCCGATTACTCTATATTCCGTCATGTTATCGTCTCCTTATAGTTCCGAGTCTATCGTCACAGTGTCATCAGCCGAGTCTGGTGAGGAATTGACGTTGCCAGTTCCAGTTGTATCCGTCCTTAATTGCATCGACTCTGTGCCTGTAAAAAAAAACGGTTGACTATTTACTCCAGCGTACCACGTGCCGTTTTTTGTGACGGTAGGAACCGCACGCTTCGATACTCTAAATGTTATAGTACATGCTAACGTATAACCAGCCCCCGGCGAATATCCCAGAACACCAATACTATAATCTGAAGATCCAAACCACTCGTAATACCGCTGTGCCAGTCTTAACTCCTCGCCAAACGTCCGACGCTCAATGGTGTTAGCCGTGCTTCCGACTTCGAGTTGGAATTGTGAGAACGTCACGGTCTTACCAGCCACCAATACTCCGTTTGCGATTCTAACCCCTACCTCCATCCCCAATTGAACATTAGTCAATACGCTTGCATCAAACGTCCAACTAACCTTCGTCCATGCCGCATTAGGGATTGTTGCGCCATAGGCCGTATTCAATCTAATAGTACCTTGAGATGTCCAGGTATCCAGAGTTGTTGTCGGCGTATTGACTATCAAATTTGGAGTAATAGCGCTGCCCGTGCCATTATAGATATTGACGGATAATGTCACGGTTTGCCGAATTCCCTCAATAACATCCTGCCCCTCCAGACGTTGCAGCACATCAACCGTCGTGACGTTGGCCGCACCGGTGAGTTTCAGTCCCAGTCTGGATAAATTATTAGACGGAAGATTTGCCAATGTCGTCTCTTGAGCCGCAGTAATAGCCGCCCCTGCTGGAACAATCCGCCACCTATCGGCAGGCATGTTAGTCACTCTCCACGCCGATGTCTCCGCTACGGTGGCAGTTGGAGACGACGTGGTATTTCGCTGCCATACATTGAAATTCCCATTGATAAGGAGATTCTTAACCGCAGTCCCTGAACCACCCCCGGCGACGGCAACAGTAGAAAATAGCTGATGGTCGGCAGCCGTTAAATACCCCGCCGTCGCGTTATCCGAAGCAGGCATGGCAATAACCCCGGTCGTCGAGTTGTACGTAATCGGCGATGTTGCAGATACTCCAGTCGTGACCGGCATTGGAGTATTAACCCGCGCCCCTCTGTAAATATCGGCATCCCCGTTATAAACCAGAGTCAGGGTCGTCGTGCCTACCGAAGCGCCATAATCGATCGCGCCTAATTTACTGGAGGCGGCAACCGTAAACGCAGGTTGCATGGAGTCCCATACCAGAGGCAGGTAGGTGGGCGAAATAGCCGTAAACATGTTTGCAGACGGTGTTGCAAATAACCCCTTCCATTTATTCCACGCAACAACCGATTCATTCACATACCCGGACGGAGTCGTAATCGTTACGACCGTCGATGAGGTGTGCGACACGATGGGATACAACCCCTGCGGCGTCTGAACGTAACTGGCCAGAGACTCATTGGAGTTTGCATCACCGACGACAAAAGGAGTCCCCGAAGCCGCCGTTATGGTTCTGGTTGTCCCCGTGCCGGTCGTGGTTACGTTCATGCCCTCCACAACGACCTCAAACATCCGCCTAACCGCCCACGTTACATCGGTGGCATCGGTAACGCCGCCGGTCATCGAGACAGTCCATATCCCGGTGGGTATAGTTGTCTGGCCGAGGGCGGTATTATACAGCCACGCGGCCATAGGCACACCATTGACGGACAGTGCCGCGCTGACCGTCAACTCGCCGGAGGTTACGGGCGTGGCGGATAAGGTATTCACCTTGAGCGTATTGGACGCGCTCGTGTTGATTATGACGGGCGAGGCGTTATAGAAAGCCTTGACGCCGCCCGCGCCGGGGCTTCCCACGGCCAATGGCGTATTTCTCCAGACGGTTCCATCATATACCATATGGTCGCCGGGCCACTGTGCCACCAGCACTGTTTTTGCAGGGATAGCCAAATCAGTGAGCGCTGCGAATGTCTTGTCTCCTCGCAAAAACTGCTGAGATGCTCCAGCGGAAAACTTCGGCTCGGCATAGCCCGTCATGTTGGCCTGGTCGATTTTGCCAGCAAAGAGTTGATGGTCGGCCATTGTCAAGTATCCAGCCGTGGCATTGTCGGATGCCGCCATGCTGAAGGCTCCGGTGGTCGAGTTGTAACTCACGGGGGCCGTGCCGGATAAGGCGGCCCTGGCCCTGGAATCGAGATAGTACTTGGCCGTGCCCTCGGCAACGTCGGAGGTGCTCTTTAAGCCAAGCTGAGTGTCAAAGAGCGAGTTAAAGCCCGTGCCCTTTATCGACAACGTAACGTCGCTTGCGCCGGGCGTGGCGGTGATTGTGGAGCTTCCCTTGACGGCGGCCAGCGTGTCTTGGATGTTTACGGCGCTGTCCAGGTTGCCGCCCACGGCGTTACCGTACTGCGTCCATGCGTGGGCGTTTACGACATAGAGGATACTCAGGAGCATCAAGGACGTAATTAACGCCGCCGCATACCAGTACCTTAATCCGTCCGTGTTACGATGCCGACGATGAAGTTCGCCCATCATTTCACCCCCGTGCATCTGACGGTGACGGCCGGAGTCGTGCCGCCGGTCAGGGTTTTCAGGTTTGCGCGAATACACCTGGCCGGCATGTCCACGATGGAAAAGGCTCCAATGTAGGCGGCCCTCTCGGATGCCGACAACGTGTGCACAACCATCGGCGAATATCTGGAGCCGCAGGACTGGTTACCCTCTATGGCCACAACGACGGCGGAGGTCGAGTTGTCGCTGATTTCGACGTCGCACGAATACTTTGTAAACGGCCCGTATCCCAGGTCGTAGGATTTTCCCGTCCCGGTTGCCGTCACCCCGTTTAAAAACGTCCACGTATCCGCAAACGCCATGGATCCGCCGCCGCACATGATAAGCGGAACCGCGAGCGCCGCCACGGCTAATACCACCGATAAAACCGATCTTTTCATGTCATCCTCCTTGAGCATTTAGTGTTATTCGCTGACGCGGGGGGTATCCCCCTACTTGAGCTTCCCGGCCGCCATGAATCTGCCTATAACGACCATGATAAGCCCCGCGAGTTCGCCCGCCGCCGAGAGCATATCCACGGCGCGGCTCTGCTCCTCCGCGGTTATCTGCACGCCCCCGGCCCCGGCCGAGTAGCAGAGCGCCATGACCACGCCGCCCCATATCGTCTTGGACCTGTACCACGGTTTGGCTTCCATCCGCCCACTACCTCCCTATGAAGAGTTTTAACAGCGCCGCAATGATCCCCCCCAGGAGGGTGAACAAGAGGGCGTAGAAATTGTTGAACTTGTCGTTGATTTGTTTGATAAATTCTTCGAGCTTTCTGGTAGCCTCAAGCACGTCTTCGGTTATATGCATATCCTCTCTCTCGTGGAGCCTGTTACAGACCTCGCGTCTTTCCCTGCACTCGTCCTGCAAGACAAAGCGAGAGCGTATTAACATCTCTGGGACTCGACCCCCAGCGTCATAGGGGGTGCGACCCCCAGCGTCATAGGGGACCGCGTCATCGACCGCGACCTGAGCCGCAGGGGCGTTATCCGTAATGAGACCATGCTGCCTTGCGCCCGGTCTGCCCCTGTCATTCATGCGTACACCCACATAACGCCCTGGGGCTTGGATGCGTCGACGTCGATGTGTATAAAATTCCCGCCCACGCCGACTCTCTTAATGCCCAGCACCCAGGCATAGGCGATGAACCAGTATCTGAAGGCATCGTCCGGGACGGCTACGTCGGCGGCCAATCCGCGCGTGTGGGCCGACTCGGCAACGCCGCCCACAGCCTTGTTGTGACTCGCGCATCGGCAGGCCGACGTAATGGTCACGGGCCGTCCGAGGTACTCCCGGATGCGGTCGAGTTTTTCCAAAAGCCCTTTATCGAATGCGTTAAAACCGCATCCGCAGCCGCATTCAAGCTCGGCATTTTTAAAGTATCCGCCGTCCATCTTCGCCTCCTTCTTCGCTCATGCGCCCGAAATCTTCGCTCCGATCGCCCCGAATTCGATTTAATATCGCCGGGGCGCCCTCCAGCGCCTTAACCAGCTCTGCCAGGGCCATCGCCCTGCCCTGTCCCATTCTTAAAAGCACCTCGTCCCGCTGCGAGTCGTTTCTCTCGGACTGCTCTAAGTACACGCGCCGGAGCCACGCCAGGAACACCTCGAAGTGCGGATTACCATCACCGGCGGTCGCACCGATACTTGACGCAGCGCTCGGGCCGCCATTTGACGCCGTGGCCGCGCCACCGTTTGATGCATTGGCAGCGCCGCTATTTGACGCAGTAGCCGGGCCACCGTATCTCAGGGCCGCCATCGCCTTTAAAACTCTCTCGTTGGGATTAAGCATTGCCGCCGCCTCCATTAACCTTGTTGTTTATTGCGCCGTTTTTAGAAAGGCCGAAGTCCGCGCCGGAAACCGGGTCTCCGGCGGCATTGAGCGCCTTCTTGACGCCTGGGGCCGCGCCCTTATCGATGCCGGGGGCTACCCCATTTACGTCGGGGGCCGCGGCGGCATTGACGGCGTTATCCTTCGTCCCATTAAACGGTGCGTCGGGGATAACCTTGTCCACGTCTATCTCAAGCGCGCGCGCCACTTCTTTAAGGAGTTCGCGTCTGCCCTCGTCGCCGATTATCTTTATGTCCACGGGGTTATTGGTGGCCTGAAGGAACTCGCTGCGCCGCACGGCCTGCTGCTCGCGGGCGATTAACGACGAAGAACCTTTTGCCACGACCCGCATGTCGGGTATCAACTCGGCAAGCCCGATAGAGCTGATCCCCAGCAGGTCGCCGTAGTCGAGATTGAAGAAATACTGGCGCAGGACGGTGTCGGCGATGACGCGGCTGTCGATGTTTTTTATAACGCCCTTGACCCCTCTGGCGGCCTGCGTGATGAGCATTGCCAAACCGCTTGCGGTCTGTGCCGCGCCCGCCGCCGAGCCTGCGTTGACGTAGGTGGGGATGCCGGACTGCTCGTCGGCCCGCCCGACGAAAAACTCGAAGACCTTCAGGAGTTTTTCAACGACCATTTCCGGTTGATAAAATTTTAGGGCGGGACTACCGGACATTTGTCTATCGGTTGAATCCCAGACCTTCCAGGGCCAGACGTCTTTGGACTCGCCCTGGGGGATGCGCTCGACGTTTCGCTCGATCTGGGGGCCGGAGGCGATGCCTACGTTATTGACGATGGCGCGGGCGGTTGCGTTACATGCGACCTGGACGTCCTCCAGGAGTTCGGGAAGGCCGTGGCCCCAGAACTCGCCCGGAATCTCTTCGAAGGATGCCTTGGAAAACGGTTTTTTGCCGGAGGGATCGGGATTGAGCATCGCCTTGATGACATGCCCGCCGACAAGCCAGACGCAGGCCTCATAGAGTCTCTCCGGCTCAATGGGGACGGGGCCGAAGGCGTCACTGGAAGCGGCGGCATTGGGGGTCACGCCAAGGCGCGAAGGGCGCGAAGAAAGCAAGGCGTCATTGTGGGTTGCGTCACTGGAGACGTCGGCGGTCAAGCCGATGTTTGACGCAGCGGTCGCACCGCCACTTGACGCAGCGGTCGCACCGCCACTTGACGCAGTATTCGAGCTACCGTCGAGGTACTCCGCGAGCATGAATCCGGGCACTTCGCCCCAGTATTCGAGGGCCTCGATTTTCCCGGAGAAAGGAACGCCCCGGGTGGCGCCAATGCCTGATGAAGTGGCAAGGCCGCCGCCTGAGTTAATGCTCGTGTCGGTCTGCGCGCCGTCCGACCTGAAATTTTTCAGCGCGCCGGAGGCGTATTCCACAAGGACGTTTTCAATCGCCTGCGAGCTAAAACCGGCGACTCCGGCCAGAGAGCGCAGCTGACCCGGCGTCATGGCGATGACGTCTATCAGATAGCCGTCGTTTATGCCGCAGCTTGCGGGAGCGGGATAGATATCGAAGGGCGAGCGCCGCTCGTAACGGGGCACGACGGTATCGTCGAAAACGGTCTGCCACAATCCCGTTACGGGGTTTTGGCGTCTGCGTCTGACCGTCTCCTTTCTCAGTGACGGGCCTTTGATGAAACCGGCGCTTAAGGTAACGACGTCGTAGATGAACTCGTCGAGGGCGTCGTACCATCCGCCCTGGACGAACTGGTCGTCGATGAGGTCGCGCATACGTGCGGCGGCATCGGCGGCACGTGTTTTTACGTCCGCAGGATCGGACGGGGGTGCGACCCCAGGCGTCAGTTGGGGTGCGACCCCGGGCGTAAACGTGGGATTGCTCCCCGGCGTCAACGAGGCGGTGAAGTCCGAGGGCGGCTCCGGCACGGGGGTGGGGACGAGATCGAAGGGGCGGCCTTCGGGCCTAAGGAGAACGTCCTTGAGCCAGGCCTCGGCGTCCCTGCACTTGGCGCGCGTTATGAGCATGTATATTTCGCTGCCGCCGGTGCGCCTGATGGCCCGGAATTTATCGGACTCGTAAGTGCCTGAGCGCTGCCTGAGGTTTTTGAGCATCCGTGCCTCGACGGCCGATTTTTCGCGCAATGCGGCATCGAAGCGCTGCCTGACGTACATTGCAAGGCGGTCGCTTCTGCCCGCCGCCCTTTCGGCTGCAAGGTTTTCCGCCTGAGCCTTCAGTCTGCCCTCTTCAATCTGTCTGTTATTCATCACCGCCAGCATATGACCTCCATAAAGTCCGAATTTTTATCCGTTATAACGCCGGGGATCGCATCCCCATTTATCACGCCGGGGATCGCATCCCCCATTTATCACGCCGTGGGGTCGCACCCCCCCCTATACTGCGTCGATACGTGAGGGACGCTCCGCCATGCGACTGCGCCCGACTACAGGCCCGATTTCCATGCGCGCGTATTTTGCTATTGCGAGACTCATCACGCGGTCGTCAAAGGCCCCGGGGCGCGCGCCAACCGATCCGTCGTGTCGCCGCACGTATGTCAGCATCTCGCCGAAAGTCTCGGCGCACACTATGCCGTGCGTGCCGTCCCTGAGTTCCGAGACGAGGTTGTCGATGATCTGCGGCTTGGTTTTGGAACTCGTGACCCAGCCGAAACGACGTCTGGATTTGGCCGGAAGGGTATCGGCGCGCTCGACGTAGAGATTGGGATAACCGGCGTTTACGAGAGCCGTAACGGTGGTAAGTCCGTGGTTGTTTCTCTCCACGGCCACGAGGGCGTCGTTGTACCGGTAGCCGAGAGCGGCAAGGGTGATGCCGAAGCGGTCCGGGTCGATTCTGCCGTGCCACTGCGCCACCTGCCTGCCGGAGAGATGCTCGACTACGTCGGCACAGGAGAAATCCCCGCCCTCGATACCCTCGGCCACGTCGGCCCCGACGATGTAATTCGTCTTGGGCAGGGCGGACTCCCAAACCCTGAGTTCTCCGTCCGCCCTCTCGTTCCACTGAGGGGAATCCGCCCCGCTTGCCAGTTCACACTCGAACCTGGCCGACGGGGCCGGGGCCGACGCCTGAAGCGCAAGGACGGCCTGAGTGTCGAAGAGCGAGCGGTTTTCGCTTATAAAAGCCTCGTGGGCGTTTGAGGGATATTCCTGCTTAAAAACCTCGACAAGTCCGCGGCAGCGGTTTTCCAATGCCCATCTGCGCCACGCCAGCCGCCCCGCGTCGAGGTTATACAGACGCACCAGTTCCTCGTCCTCTGACTTCTCGTCCAGTGCCTCACGAGAAATCCCGCCCGCCTCAATCGTGTAATCCTCGAAGACGAACCACGGGATGAAGACCGAGGAATAGACGTTGTAACGACCGGCGGCCTCGTTAATCCTCAGGCGAAACGCGGGTCGGCACGAGTCCAAAAACATCTCGTAGTGAAAGCGGCTGGACAGAAAGCGGTCGTAGAACTCTCCGCCGATACCTTTTGCGGTGCTCTCGAAAATAATTTCAGACGAGGCGTCGTCGGGGACGCACTGAAGGATCGCCGAAAGGAGTTTTGGGGCCTTTGAGGAAGGCCACTTAGCAACCTCGGAGAGGTGCAGAAAGTGGATGAGCTGGCCGCTTCCCAGGTCCTCCTTGCCGGCGGTTGCTACGCGGATGGCGCTGTCCAGACCGCCGCGCTTCAAGTCGTTGAACTCGATGGCGCGGCGGTTGTTGTAGAGCACGGCGGGCCTTAATCCTTTTGGCGCGTTTCTGTAAAAGCGCTTGGTCACGTTGAAGAGAAATTCCGTAGCCTCCGGCTCGTGAGTGATGAGCATGGCGTTGCGGTTTTTGCCGGTAACGGTTTTCCAGTAGAAACGACCGGCGGCCCAGGTGCTGATGCCCTGCCGCCTGGCCTTGAGAATGACGAGCCTGACGGGGCGATGGGCGGCGTAAATATCGGCCACGATATCCTCCAGAAGCCGCTGGACGGCATTGAGGCGGAAGGGTTCAAGTCCGCCCTTTTGCGTCTGAACGCGGAGGCAATTTTCGGCGTAGCAAGAAAAATCCGCTATCATTTTTTTATTCAATTTAGTTATCGCCATAACATCACTCATCCTGCGCTCTCTCCAATTTCTCTTCGTATGAGGTTTCGTCCTCGTCCTCGGTCTCGGCCGACGTTTCCGGTCCGACGTCTTTTTTCTTCAGATACACATACTGCGCAAGTTCCATCAGGAGTTTTGCCCTGACGGCCTCGCTTTCTCCGTGGAGCGCCAAATCCGACATACCCACCAACGGGTCTATCGCAAGGGACTCCAGAGCCTTTTTATTTACCCCAGTCCCGCGCACTCCTTCGGGCTTCTTTTTGGTTCCGGTTTTTGCCATTACCCCCTCTTATATTTCACATACGGTGGATGACATATTTTCACTCGCTCCCAAGCACACTTTCCGTGTTACACCTACTACTATAGTATATTTTTCGCATGATAATGCCGGAAAGCTAGTCTGGGACTGGCTATGACGCCTCCCACCAAGCCCTGCAAATGGCGTAAATACGTAAAACGGGTTTTGAAAAGCAAAAAAATATATTTTTACATCGGCTTTCTATGCGGGTTTACAGAGGTCGTTTTTTTTGCCGGAGGAAAAATTTGCGCCGGTAACTTTTAAAAGGGGCAATTTTCGGCTCACCGGAATCACACTTTTTCGGGGGGTTTTTTGCGACTCGAACCATACATATTGCCAGTATCGTTTGACACTATTTTTCGTCGTTTTTTTTGCCTCTTTTTTATCAAAAAATGCCCATGCCGCATCGACATTTTTACCCCTCTTTTATCAAAATTACCCATGACGCATCGTCACGTTTTTTGCCTCTTTTTTATCAAAAGTTAACAATGACGCATCGAAGGGCGGGGGTGGGGGGGGGGGGGGGTTTTTTATAAAAAAAATTAAGAAGAAAAAAAAAAAAAT